TTTTAAAAAACTCTGTAAAACATTTACTTGCCATAAAAATCTTAACATATCTTGTTCATTAGATTGTAATAATCCGTAATAGTAATATGGTAAATCTTCAGCACTACTTACTGAGTTTGGTGTAATACCTTTCCAACCTTCATCATAATATTCATGCCTTGAAACTAAACTCCAACCAATGACAACAGTTAAATCCTTTACATCAAACTCTTTTGTATGAATATACTCTAACAAGAAATCCATAGTCTTTCTCAATATCTCATGATTAGAAGCTCCACATCTAGCTTGATTCACTACAAAATCACAATTCATATTGTTTCCTAACAAAGTTGGAAAAGCCTGACTTTTTGGATTAGCTAACTCATCACCAATAGTAAAACTACATCCATTAGCATATAGAACCTTTCCTCCACTTAAATCATCTAATTTAGTTGTCCATATCACAGAACTTTTACCCCATAATGTTTTTCAAAATCTTTACCATCTTGTTTTGTATTTACTATTGGTTGCCCTTTAATATTTAAACTTGTATTTAATACCATAGGACATCCAGTCTTTTTATAGAATCTTTTAATCATATCATAGTATCCAGGATTTTCTTTTCTATTAATTGTCTGAACTCTTGAAGTCCCATCTACATGACATATCGCAGGATACTTATCAGGAAACTTACATTTAGCTGTAAATTGCATATATGAAGCCTTCTTCACTGGTAAATCAAATATCTCGTGAGCGTGTTCTTCTAAAACTGATGGAGCGAATGGTCTAAACTTTTGTCTTTTCTTTATCACATTCATTCTATCTTTTATGTCATTACCTCTCGGGTCTGCAATTAGAGAACGATTACCTAATGCCCTTGGACCAAACTCAGCTCTACCATTAGCAATACCAATAAGTTCACCTTGTATTAATAAATCACTTGCTTTTTTTACTGGATAGCTTCCTTTAATATTAGTTCCAAGAAATGTATGTACCCAATTGATTTTCTTACCGTATACCCTAGCAGCACAACCAAGAGAAGAACCAGCATCACCAGGATTTGGCATTATCCAAATGTCGTCCCATTCTATATCTTTAGCAATCTTTTCATTAGCTACACAATTAAGAGCAACTCCACCCATAAATACAAGATTTCTTGATTCAGGAACAATCTGTTTTGCTTTATTCATAATTTTCATAATCTCATCTTCAGCAACCCATTGTGTGTTAGAAGCTATATCAAATTTCCATTGTTCTGAACCATCATCAGGATAAAAATCTAAATTCCAATTTAAACAACCACGATGAAGATTTACATTACTTGCAACCAAATCATTATATATTTGATTCTTTATCTTTTCATCTCTAACTCCCCAAGCATCCATTCCCATTAAAATATATTCATCTTCTTGTGGTTTTAAATCAAGTCTTTGAGTCATAGCTGAATAGAATAAACCAAGTGATTTAGGATATTTCTGACTCCATCTTTTTTCTAAGTTGTTACCTCTACCATACCATATAGATACCGTTTCCCATTCACCTATAGCATCAATCACAACGATACAAGCCTCATCAAATGGTGATGTATAATAACCAGCAGAAGCGTGACTTTCGTGATGTTGAACATATTGAATTTTAGTATCACCTAACCATCTTTTAAGATAATTTTTTGGAGTGTTAGCTGTCTGAAATACTTCATTGTATTGTCCAGCATATAACTGACGAGATTTCTTTAACCACGGCCTTTCAAAGTATGCAACAATATCAGGTTGTCCATGAGATAGAGCTTCATCCATTATACCATCATTCAGAAACATATCATTTTTCTTACGACTGTATCTTTCCGAATGACCAGCAAATTTTATATCTCCATCTTCTATAACAGAAACTGCTGCATCATGATTTAAACAATTTATTCCTAATATTCTCATAATTATACCTTTACTTATAAATGAATGGATCTTTATCTTTAATTGACTTCATTTTCTTTTTAGTTAAATATTTTCTGTATAAGTTTTTTATAAATGAAAAACTCAAAAAGAAATTAATTATTTTTTTCATACCAATCTCCCATCAATGGAATTATTACTTGTTTACAAAATTCTCTGTGAGCTTTGAAAGATGGATGTCTGTCATCTCTAGCTCTGTACCAATCTTCTACCGCTACATTATATTGAACCCATTGTAATAAACCACCATATCTAATTTTATCATTATTAAAAACCCAAAAATCATCAAAGTCAATCATGTCCCACAGATGAGTTGAATTTTTATATCTATCTTTATTTAATTCGTTTATATTACTCTCATATTTTACATCCCATTGAAACTGTTTATGTTTCATAGATGTTAAAAACTTTTTAGGTAAATGTTCTTCATCAATATATGTCAATATATCCCAACCAGTGAATATTTTATATCTGATATTATGAGATTTAAAAAACCATTGTAATCTTAATACATGTTCTAATGTATTTAAAAAATGATATTCATCATTATAAATATATTCAAAATATTTTTGAATCATTTCACTTCTATCTACAGTGTGAGCCAAAAATTGAGCCCAAAAGGTATCTTCAGAATCAACAAAATTTCCCCAATACCTAGCTCCACCCCATTTATATTCAAAATCATCAGATAGATTATCATTACTATTATTAAAATGAGAAATGTCATCATAAGTAGTACAATCCTTATTAACTAAAAAACTTGTTCTTTCTAAACCAGATAAAGATACAAAAACAAAAATATCTTCTGCTTTTTTACCATTATTTAAAAGCTCATTTGTTTTATGAATCACAGCCCTTGAAATTAAATCATTTCCTCCACCTGTTATTCCAACATTAATAATGTTAGAATCTGTAAATTCTTTCAATTGAACAGCCCAAGTATCAGAAGAGTGTACAAAACTACATCCACCTGTTATTATTGTTTTATTAGACATTTTAAAATTTTCCATCTTTATAATATACGATAAAATCACTACAAATTCCAAGACCTTTTTTTGGAATTTCATTATTTTTTTCAGGTAAAACACATATTGATGTATCTGTTAATTGTTTTCCTGGATAAGTCCACATAAAACCACAAGAAGTTAATGTAACATCATCTTCTTGATGCCAAAAACAATGTATATCTTCTTTTAACATTTTATTAAGTGCTTCTATGTTTTTTGCGTGACACCATAGTTTTTTATTTCTCAAATAATCTATTTCAACTCTGTATGTTGGATAATCGTGTCCAAGAAAAAACATATTATCTCTAAACCATACATCTATCTCAACATCATATCCTTTTCCTAATGCTCTATCTATGTAGAGTGGATTATTTTCATTCTCTATATCTTTACCATTTAAATTTCCTCTATGAGATATATAAATCATTTTTTAAGTACCTCTATAATTCCTTTAGAATATTTAACTAAATCTGAAAATTGTTTTGGCAATAAAGCTTGGGGTCCATCACTTAATGCTTCCTCTGGACAATCATGTACTTCTACAATCATTCCATCCGCCCCAGCAGCTAAACCAGCAAGTGCATGAGATACCACACTATAGTTATAACCACTCGCATGACTAGGGTCTACAATAATTGGAAGATGACTATCCTTTTTAATAGCTGGTATTATTCCTATATCTAATACATTACGAGCATGGTCAGAAAATGTTCTAATTCCTCTCTCACAAAGTACTACCTTTTCACAACCACTCGACATTAAATATTCTGCCGACATCATAAACTCTTTTAAAGTTGCACACATACCTCTTTTTAATATAACAGGTTTATTCATTTTTCCTAAAAATTTTAATAGAGAATAATTTTGCATATTTCTTGTTCCAATTTGAAACATATCTGCATAATTAAAAGCTAACTTAGCACTTTCTTCATCAATAACTTCTGTAACAAATGGTAGATTAAATTTATCTCGAGCTTCGGCTAGTATTTTAAGTCCTTCTTCTCCTAATCCCTGAAATGAATAGGGGGATGTTCTCGGTTTATAAGCTCCACCTCTCAACATGTCAGCACCAAGTCCTTTTACTTTTTCTGCTATTCTAAACAATTGTTCTCTACTTTCAACAGCACAAGGTCCAGCTATTATCACTTTATTATCACCACCAAACTTAATACCATTAACATCAAAAACTGAATTATCATCTTTATATTCTCTACTAACCACATATCTTTGAACTTTGTCATCTGGTTTATGTTCATCCATAAGTTTCTCAGCTATTAAATAATCCTCTTCATAGTTTATATCCAAATCTTCTGGAAAATGGATTTTATAAAAGTTAGGATTTTCACCTATTCTATTATTATCATTCTCAATAAAACTTTTTTTGGTAAAGATGAAGAATGCAGAATTTAAATGAGCTATTGAATCTAAAACTTGTGATTTTTGTAATCCTTTTATATCAAAATTAATAGGTTCATATTTGTTGTGTTTTTTTCTTAATGCAAAAGATTTAATTTCACTTATTGAACAAACAGAATCGTATCCCTCAAGTTTTTCTACTGCATCTAATATAGTAGATACTTTTAAAAATGGTGAAGTTACATGAGTTAAAACAATTGGTTCATTTTCATCAGATACATACTCATCTAAAAAATCTCTAGTCATTAAAAGAGTTGGACCATATTCTTTGTCACTCAATTCCATATCTATATATTTTCTTTTCCTCAAGTAACAAGTTACATGAGACAAATTATTGTTGTTTTTACATTCATTATAAATTTGTTTACTATCCGTATCCAAATAAACATCAAAGTTTTTTAACTTCAATAGAGTGTGTTTGTATAATTCAAGCCCACCCAATTGTAAAAAATTTTTTTTATTTAATCTCTCCGATTTTTCTTTTATAAATAAAAATATTTTCATAACTTAACTCCTCATTGATATTACTTTATTAAAATCTCTATATTCTATGTCTTTCAATCTATTTGATGGATCAGAATTAAACAACTCTACTCCAAATTTATCTAACCATTCAGTAACATGTTTATATCTACCTTGTCTACCAGGCCATTTTTTTTCAAAATTTTCATTCATTCTTTGTACATAAGATTTATCTTCATCATAAAAATGATGTGTGCCACCATCACAACCCAACAAATATATTTGTTTAAACCCCAAATGTACAGCTAATGGAACTGATAAATCATGAACTGATGTACTCCCTGTAAATGTAATGCTTTTTAAATCAGGATCTATATAATAACTTTCATCTTCTTTTTCAACATTTGGAATGTACATAATATTAAATTTATTATCTAAATGTTCCTTTAATTTACCATCATATTGAATCCACCTATCACAAAATACATATTGTCTATCTATCATAGAATCAGAAAATATATGGTTAAAGTCTCTTTCTATAAGATATCCATCACTTACACATAGATAATTTGGAACAAAACCAGACCTTAATATATTATTCATTCCAATTGTTATTTCATTTTTTAATAATGATAAGTCTATATCCAAAATACCAGGACTAGTACCTAAAATAAAACATCTATCTTTTACCATGCACTCCACCCCCCATCTATTGTTAGAACTTCCCCTGTCATATATTTAGAAGAATCCGAAGCAAGAAACAAACAAGCATTTACTATATCTGATGGATCTCCCCATTTTTTCATTGGTATTCTATCTAATGTAAAGTCATACAATTCTTTATTTTTTTTAAAATTATCAAAGTAGGATGTTTTACAAAAACCAGCAGCTATTGCATTAACATTAATATTATGTTCAGCCCATTCTAAAGATAAAGATTTTGTTAAACCAATTATCCCACCTTTAGATGCTCCATATGTACATAATTCTGGTAAACCCAATGTACCAACTATTGATGACATATTGATTATTTTTCCATATTTTTGTTTAATCATATATCTACCAACAGCTTGACAAAATAAGAATGTGCTTCCTAAATTATTATCTATTACTTTTTTCCACTCGTCATATGTTGTATCTAAAAAACCTTTTCTAAATCTCATTCCAGCGTTATTAAATAAAATATCTATTTTACCATAAAAGTCATATGTTTTTGAAACAAATTCATCTACAACTCTAGAATCTGACACATCCCCATCCATCCAAATTAAATTATCACCTATATTTAATTCATTTTCTAATCTTATCAAATCTTCTTTTGTTCTACTTATCAGTGCTAATTTAGCTCCCTTTTTAGCAAAAGTTTTTGCTGTCTCTAATCCGAAACCTTTACCTGAACCTGTTATTATACAAACTTTATCTTTCATTATTTTATTATTTTATTGAAAGCTTCTTCTATTAATGAAAAAGGTACATCATTGTGTGCAGAAGCTTCACCCAATCTTTTAGACAAAATTAATCTTAAATTATTATTAATTCTTTTTTTATCTTTTTTGACATTTTTTAAACACTCTTTTAATAAATTTGTTCTCTCAAACCCTATTTTAGAAGAATCTACAAAAGATGGTAAATCATATAAATCAAATATTTTTTTAAATAAATTCTCTGATTCCCATTCTGTATTAAAATAAATGTTAGCTATATAATCTACAGCCATTATACCTATTGCGACTCCTTCTCCGTGTCTAAATGTCTCTTCACCATTCTTTTGAGTTGAAATCTCAACAGAATGACCTAATGTATGTCCATAATTTAAAAATAATCTTTTATTACCTTCTCGTACATCCCCTTCAACATGATTTATTTTAATTTCTATTGAACGAGTAATAATATCTATTAAATTTTTTTCTTCTCTATTCAATATTTTATCGTTATTTTTCATTAAATAATTAAAAAAACTTTCATCTGAAATAATAGCACATTTTATTATTTCTGCTATACCAGCTTTATAATCTCTATCAGGTAGAGTTTCTATAAAATTTAAATCTATTAAATTTAATATTGGATGATGATAATTTCCAACAGCATTTATCGTTTTATTTAGATTTACTGCTACTTTACCACCAATACTACTATCTACCATAGCTGTCAATGTAGTTGGTATGTGTACTAAATTCATTCCTCTAAACCAGGTACTAGCAACAAACCCAGCTAAGTCACCAACCACACCACCACCAATAGAAATTATAGTTGAATCTCTAGCTACTTCATTTTTCTCTAATAATTCGTATATGTTTAAAACTTCATTAAAGCTTTTATTTCCTTTTCCCGCATCCATAAAATAAAAATAGACTTCATATGATTCAGATTCAAATATTGAAGATATATTATTTACTGCATTCTTTTTAAAATATTCATCACTTATGATAACAATTTTTTTATTTTGTGTTTTTTGTTTCACAATGTCTAATATATTATTAACAACATTTTTACCAATTAAAATCGGATATTCAAAACCATCAAAATTAACATTTATTTTTTCAGATACCAACCTATAATTCCTTATTTTTTAAATAATTATTTAAGTCTTCAGGAGTTCCCAATCCCCACATCTTTTCAATTGGAAATACTTTTACTTTCTTATCATCACCAATAGCTTCATTAAATACAGGACAAACATAGAACTCATTATTTGTTCTAATATCTTTATCAATCATCTGCTCCGCATACTTAACATAATCAGAACCTTTTTTCCAATAGTATACACCAACAGTAGCTATATTAGATATTGGTTTCTTCTCCGCTACCTCTGACACAAATCCATCTTCATTTAATTTAGCAAATGACCATTTTGGATGTGTCGCTTCAAATGATAATATACCACCATCGACATCATCAGCTGTCATAGAATACATAAACTCATTTGAATCCCATTCAACAAATTGGTCTGAATTAGCCATAACTAATGGTTCATCATTATCAATGTATTGTTTCGCTAACAATGTAGTACAAGCTGCTCCCTCTGTAATACCATCTACTTGAACTATTTCACAATTATTATCCGTAATTAAATTCAATAGATATTTTAAATTATATTTTTCATAATGTTCTTTCTGAACAATGAAAATATGTTTAGCATCTATATTCAAATTTTCAACTACTGTTTGTATCATAGGTTTCCCATTGACATCTATAAGCGGTTTAGGGAATGTGTATCCTGCTTTTTCAAATCTTGAACCTGCTCCCGCCATTGGTATCAATACATTCATATTTCCTCCTTGCCATTTTGGTTTTCTGTCTGCTTTGTTATTTATTTCTGCTATAGCTTTTTTTATCTTATCATGAGAAACATCATTATAATCTTCAACACCACATAGATAAGCACCACTGTTTAAGGCTGCTCTTCTTCCTATATGTGAATCTTCAACTATTAATGTTTCATTTGGATTTACTTCAGCTTTAATCATACATTTTAAATACATTTCAGTATTTGGTTTTGGATTTTTAACATCTTGATTAGAGTACATAAAATCAATATATTCAAATAAACCTTTTCTAATTAGGTGTAATTTAGCAGTTTCTCTAATAGAATTAGTAGCACAAGCTATTGTATATCCATTCGACTTAAAACTTCTTAACATACTCTGCATCTTGTTATCCATATCAGCACCATCAAGTAATTCTTTGGTCATCTCTTGTTTTAATTTCCAAACACTATTATGTAATTCTTTTGGTAAACCTTTTTTATTTGTTAACATATTTAATTTTTTTGTTGTAGATAACCCATCATATGTAGACAAGTGTTCATCTCGTTGTATTACATACTTCTTATCAATAGAACCAAGTGCTTTATTTAAAGCTTTATAATGTAATTCACGAGCATCTACCAATACCCCATCTAAATCAAATATAATTAATTTTATCATAAAATCTCCGCCGAAAGTCTTTTATCTTTTAATGTCTGAACAGTAGAGTGAATGTTCATCTTATATCTATATTTTTCATTCCACAAAACTCTTTCAGACCATTCATAGTCTTCTGCTTCACCCCAACCCAAGTTCTCATCCAATCTCTCCTCTTCCATCACATATTTTTTTGCTACCCAATAACCACCCGATATGTACATATTTTTTGTTTTGTTATAATTATATGGTGGTAAATATCTTGTAGGTCTTCCTTTTCTAACTTCATCTAATGAAAAATCTCTCGACTCTAAATCTCTGTCATAACATATTATCCAATCTCTAAACCTTGAGTTATCTTGATTTAAAATAATATTCATACATATATCCCAATCATTTCCAAATTCTTTAAACCCTTCATACCAATTTTCTTTTAAAAAATAATAGTCGTGCATATAAACAATGTTTTCATATTTTGCGTGTCTAGTTATACCATTTTTTTTAGCAGTAAATTTTCCACTTGTCTCATCAAAATGAAAATGATTTACATCATAATTTTTATACTCATTATCACCACCAACAATTATTATTTCATATTCAGGTATGTTTTGATTTACAATAGATTCAATTACCTTATTAGGAACTATTGACGAAGTAATTATTCCAAAAGTAAATTTCATTAAATAATCCCTTTTTCTTTCATATCTAATATAACAGGTTTTTTTAATATATCCAACTCATTTTTTTTATAATCCCAAACTATAGCATTAAAATTATATTCATCTAATTTTCCATCTTTACTAGCTCTTATAGCATCTGCATGTTTTAGTACTGATTCCCCCTTGAATCCTAATATTTTATATTCATCATCCATTGAATTTTCAAATCCTTGTAATTCAAAATCATACGGAGACATACCTTGTTTTAAGTATTTTAACATAAAATTTTTATTCCAAATTGACCATTGGGTACATAACCTATACTGAATTGAGTGGTGTGATTCTATGATATGAGTATCACCAAAACTTTCCAACACATTGTGATTTTTATTAGCAAGTTGAGTTGACAAACTAATTCTTCCAACATCTTTATTGATATATTTTTTAAGTTTAATTAATGTGTGAAAATTAACATAATCTAAAATAAAATGGTCTTCCATAGAATATATAAAATATTCATCTTCTATTGATGATATATAATTGTATAAATCTTCAGCCCAAAAATTTAATCCTTTTTGTTCTCCCATAGATACAAACTCAAAATTTTCAGGTAAATCAAAATTAGGATGTTTATATCCTAAAATAATAACTTTTTGTTTATCTGACCAAAATTTATTAAAAAGATAAGAAAATGGTTTCAATACATGTAAATATTTATCTGATGTTGATATGTAGATGTTCATTATTTATACTCACAATTTTTGTTCCAAGTTCTAATCATAGAATAGTCTACATCACCACAAAAAACAAACTTTAATTTTTGTTTGAGGTTAGGATCCATAAGTTGATTTTTAAATTCTTTGTGGGGACTTATTTCATCATAATCTTCAACAACATCGTATATGTCTCTAAAAGTATCTATGTTTTTAGAGCTTCCAAAAATCCATTGATCATTAGCTGTAGCTCTATCAAAACAACCACAATCTAATCCATCTGAAACTTCATATGGTTTACATCCTTCCTTTGAGGAATGAGATATATAAACAAATTTATTATTGTAATTATCAAAAATTACAGGTTTAAAAAAAGTTGAATCAAATCTGTACAACATTACGAAATCATATTCAAAGTTATTTTCTTTTTCATATTCTGATTTTAAATCTAAAACTGTTTTAGTAGAATACCATCTACTTTTAACACTTTGTAATCTTAAATTATTGGAATCAAATGTTATTTGCTCTTCAATGTTATATTTTTTTGGTTTATAAATATCAACTAATTCATTTTTAAAATCGGTACTCCAACTGTGCATGAATACATCAACATTATCATTTACATCAAAAATATGTTTTTTATGATATTCGTAACCAATTCTATAATCTATCGGTTTACCTCTTCCCTGACTTTCAGTGTAGCCAACTATTCCTAATAAACAAAAAGCTATTCTCAACTTACTTTCTCCACGAGTATATTTTCATCATAAAAATATAAATAATCTATATCAGTCCCAAGAAAACAATTTATAGCATGTTCTGGTGTTTCAACAATAGGTTCTCTGTCATTGAAACTTGTATTCAACACAATTGGTACACCAGTTTTTTCTCCGAACTTTTTAATAAAATTATAATACCATTTATTATCATTTTCTGTAACAGTTTGTAATCTGGCAGTTCCATCTAAATGAACAACAGCAGGAACTTTATCTTTCATATCATCTTTCCAATCCAAAACAAAACTCATATAAGGACTATCTATATCTCGTTTAAACCAATTCTTAACCTCTTCTCTTATTATAGAAGGAGCGAATGGTCTAAACCATTGTCTATGTTTTACTTTTTCATTAATTATGTCTTTCATCTTCGGACTTCTTGGGTCAGCTAATATACTTCTGTTACCAAGAGCTCTCCTACCTGATTCAGATCCTCCACCAAATACTGATATAACATTATCATCTTTGGATAATAACTCAATAACATCATCATCAGTGGCTTCACTGTATTTTAATTTACAATTATGTTTATCTAAGTCATCTAATATTTTTGTTGAATTGTCTAATGATTGTTTTACCAATCCACCATTATATGTGCGTCCTAAATAAGAAGATGAATTATCTTTCCACTCTATTCTTGGATTATCTAAAATATGATGCCAAACATATCTAGCGGAACCAAGAGCTAAACCACCATCATATGGAATTGGATCTACATATATGTTTTCTATAATACCATCAAACCATTCATACATTTTACCAACCATAACAGAATTTAAAGCAACACCACCTGATAAGCATAAATTTTTCATTTTTGATTGTGATACAAATGGTGTCATAAGTTCTCTTACCAATTTCTCAGTAGCTAATTGGAGAGAAGCAGCAATGTCAAATTTATCTTGTTCACTTCTGTCAGCTATAGGTCTGTAAGCTTGACATAAATCTCCTGGATTAAAATTTCCTCTACCTGATTCAACTTGCCACAAATGACCAGTAAATGCATCATAAAAATCTTTTGTGTATTTTGGTTCACCAACACAAGCCATACCCATAACTGTTCCAGCTTGGTTTCCTTTAGGGTGTTTGTTTGATAATCCAAAAATTTCACCAGTATATTTTCTCCAGGGAGAACCTATATTTAACTCTCTCAAAGGGATAATTTTAACAGGTTCTATTTTGTTTCCTTTCCCATTCCAAACCGTGAATGATGTTGTACTACCATCCTCCTCTGTTCCACCCCCATCAATCGTTATAATTAATGACTCTTCAAAATTACTTGAATAAAAAGCATTTGCTGCATGTGATTGATGGTGTCCTATCATATGATACTTACCATTATTTTTAGAAACCATATCTTCCATTTTATCTTGAGACCATTGAGAGTAACATTCATCAACCCATTTACCTGAACGACCACCAGGATTTCCAAATGTAAAATGTTTGACATCATCCATATTAGGATTTTGTTTAAAAAAGAATTCTAAACCATCACCTAAAGGTTCTTTTTCTCTTGTAAATCTTTCCAATTCTTCGTGTATCACAGGAACACCATTTTCTAAAATAGCGTAAGAAACATCGTGTCCTGATTGAAATCCTACTATTTTCATTTTTTCTCCTATCTAATCGTTAAATTTTTCAAATGTATCTTTATATCTTTGTAACCATAATCTGTTATAACTACTTCTCAACCCATCCACTATTGATCCCAAATCTAAAACTTGTAAATTTTTATTATCGTTCCACAATCTTTTAGTTACAACTCTTGAACTAAATCCCGTTGCTAACAATACAACATCAGTATCAAAACTTTTTTCTAATAACTCCGGATACCAATCGTCTATATTTTCATATGAATTTTGTTTTGGTGTCTCTACAAAATGTTTAACATCACCAAATAATTTTTTAAATCCATCTGAAATATAACCACTCACATACATAACTCTTTTAGGTTTAATAAATTTTTCTATCATTTCACTAAAACCTAAATCATGATGACCCCAAGGCCCATTAAAATAATTTGCAAAACTATGAATAAATACAAAATGGTGGTGAAACCAATCTCTGTGAACCAATTCGCCATTCGAAACAGATTCATTGTAATGATTAACTAATCTGTCATTACAACCTACCATATCTATCTCATTATTTGACTGATTCATCACTGTTGCTACCATATAATTATCATCAATAATGTTAAAAGAATCCTTTAACTCTTCTTGCAGTTTGGGTGTCACTACAAACCTATTCCACTTTCCAACAGTTCCATCTTTTTGTGAATCTTCTTGATGTTTATCAAACATCATAAACAAATCACCATCTCCAAATCTAGCATAGGTAAAATTTTTACCCTCTTCAAATTTCCAAAGAATTTGTCTAAAAGAATTTTCACATGATGTAGTATGTATACTCATTTTTGTCTCCCAATTTTAAATTTTTCAAATAATAGTTTTAATGTGTTGTCAACTAATTTTATATTTAGATTATTTTTTCCTTCTACAAAAACATCCCAAGATTTATCAACATGTGGCTGAAACCCTAATACTGACACAGGTTTATCAGCTGCGTTATATCTTTTTTCCATATGAGTTAAACCAACATTAAATTTATTATTTATTGTAGTTAAATAATCTTTTACTTCACTAAAATTTCTCAATATAGATATATAATTCTCATCACTATACGCTTCTATTTTATCATTCATTTCCATAAACTCCACAATATAATCAACTATAAATTGTGATGTCTTTTTAAAAAACATAGTTGATGTATTCCATTCAGGTGTATAAACATATGTACAGCCACCAATTTCACCATCAAATTCAGGCATATCAAATTTGTTAATTTGCCAAGAATCTTGGTCATGAAACCAAAAATCATCATTTAACTTTCCAGTAGACATAAGTTCTTGTATCCCATACCATTTATTATTGAAGATATTAAACTCACAAACATTTTTAAGTTTTATATTTTTTACACCATTGTGTTGAAAATCAAAGTTTGTTCCAATAATTATATCTTCTCTATTCCAACCGAGCCTGATTGAGTTATCAATTTGAGCTCTGAAATAGTTAAATAACAAATTGTCATCATATCTTTTTTTATTATCAACAATGTTATATATTAAAACATTTTTCATATTGTATTGTAAAACTCATTTTGTTTTTCTTGTTTATCTATTGTTTTTGGATGATAAAAACAAAACTCTTCTTCTGCTGGTAAAAATGTATGTTCTTTATAACCCATCAATACTTCATGTACTTTATTCTTCCATAATATGTTTGGACGATTTCTCCAAATCCTACCTTGATAATCAGGAAAATTTACCCAACCTTTTTCGTTCACATTCCAACCCCATTTGTTTATATGTTCTTGTGTGATACCATCAACCGTATTTACTCTTGGCACCCAATATAAATCTATTGTTGGGTTTGATGCTAATATAGATTTGATATTTTTCATTAACCATTTATTTGGTAACTCATCAGCATCAAGATTAAATATATAATCACCACTACACATATTTTTCAAATGATTTTTTTGTCCACCATAATCTTTTAACAAGTGTCTTTGTTCAAATTTTATTTCGTGTATTGAACACATTGTGTCAAGTATTTCTTTTGTCTTTTCATTATCTGAATAATCATCAAGAATTACTATTTCATCTTCTTCATCTTTGTGTTTAACTAAAAACTCTATTAATTTCAATAGAGAATCTGTTTCATTATGAGTAAGTAAACTATAACTAATCTTCATCTTTTTGCTCTGGTTTTATTGGTTCATTTTTACCTGGTTCAGCTTTAATTTCATATCTAAGTTTACCCTTATTTTTATCTTTTTCTTTTAAATCTTTATTTAATTCTATTAATTCTTGTTCAGTTTTTGGTTCTAATCTTCTCTGTAAATTTATTAATTCTTTTCTTTCTTTTGGTATTTTTATATCTTCTGGATTTGAACCTTCTACTTCTGTATATACTCGTATTGGTTCTAAATAAACTGCACTCCTTTTAGCTTTAAAATAATCATAAGTTCTATATTTACCTTGAATATTTAAACTTCTTGATATCAAATCATATGCTTTTTGTTTTACACCTCTTATATCATTTAGAATAAATCTTTGATCTATCTTAAACCTATATAAATTTTGACCAGAGCCAGGAGTTGGGGCATCTTGTCTTATTGATTTTAACTCTCCTATCCTCTCGAAAAATAAAAGTTCTCTTTTAGTCATTCTTAATTGTTGTATATTAGATTCTTCTAACTTTATACCAATAAGATGAAATCGAGATTTTCCCTTACCTTTAGCGGGGAATTTTGGATTAAGAACCAAGATAGAATGCATTCTTATTTTACCTGTGGCTTTTGTTTTATATCTAAATGAAATAATATTACCAGGTTTTACTCTTGGCCAACTATATGGTACTTTTTTATCTGCCATCTTTTTTCTTTAATTTAGGTATTTTAATACCACCTTGTGCACTTTCATTAAGTTCTTTCATTTTCCTGTTTAACACTGATATACCTTCTAAAAATGTATTGTAAATTTTACGAGAATCTGTATCATACTTTTTAGTATAAAAACCACCTTCACCATCTGGATATTTTTCTTGTTCTTCTTTTGGTATATCAATTAATTCTGAAAATGCCCATTTCATTTCTACGCGATTCGGAACATTGCTATTCACACTAACTGGATAAATCATACCAATAGGTAAAGTCATTATTGTTGGTAACCAAATTCTATCATTACTAACTTTAGACCATACTTTCATACTGTCATCAAGCTTTTGATATTCTAAATGCATATCTTTACTTGAATTATTTAATTTATATTTTTCTGAGGTAACATAACCACAGTTAACACATTGTTGAGTTTGCATTATACCTTCTCCAATCACATGTAAAGATTTTTCTTTACACAAAGGACAATTACTAATTATTTTCATACTTATTCCTCAGTTACTTTTTTTAATTTTGGAAGTTTAATCTGTTGAGTGTCTGTTGTCTCAGAAGCCACCTTTTTCAATTTTGGAAGTTTCAGTCCAACTTGCTGGGGAGCGTCTTTAGTATATTTTTCCATAATTTCATTCAATTTTTCACCCATTTTATTTAGTGTAAATTTGTCTTGATTTATTTTCATCAGCTTTTTAGCTTTTGATTTAAATTCCTCATGGTTAACAAAAGTATAATTTAAAGCTTTGTACATAGAACTCTCATCACAAACAAACCACTGACTTTCTGGAATAAGTATATCATCCCATACCGCAGATTTTGGAATATTTTCAAGTTTTCCTGGAACTAACATACTATCTTCTTTAGATAAAAAATCTAACTGACCACTCCAACCACTAGCTAGAACTGGAAGTCCAACCATCGTAGCTTCTAATAATGGCCTACCAAATCCTTCACCATGAGTCATAGAAACCATACATTTTACTTTTGGATGATTATAAAGATAATTTATTTCCTTTTCATTTAAATCTCCATGTAATAAATAGATATTAGGTAACTTCCAGTCTGAAGGAAATTGAGATTTAACAAAATTAATTTTTTGTAAACATTCTTCCTTATCAATAACAGAAAGTGTAGCACCACTTGTTTTTAAAATTAATGCTGGTTGTTTTTTCTTATTAGCAAATGATTCATAAAAAACTTTGACTAATCTTGATATATCTTTTCTATCTTGTCCATGTCCACCCTGAGTCCATTGTCCTACCATAAGATAAGCAAACTTTTCAGGTACCTCATTATTCAACCAATCAAAAAATTCTGAATCTATTTCTTCTTTAGATAAAGTTTTCCACACATTCTCATCAGAGCCTTCAAATAATACTTCTATTGGTTTTTCAAGTTTTAATTCACCAACTTTTTGTTGTTGTCCATCTGGTAGATTTTGCATCTTGTCATAAACAGAATTAACAAACCCAGCTTTTGAATGTTCTGATGGAACGATAACTAAATCCATCTTGTTACAACTCTCAATCCATTTTCCTGAAACAGCGGTTGTTTCAACACCAGCTGTTATACCAATATTAAATTTACCAAAAGTTTCAAACTCGTTAGGTATTCTGATATCAATATAGATATCAGGTTGTTGATTTATCTGAGGATTTTCTAAAATACAATTTAAAATTTTTACATCTTCTTTGTTTTTTTTGTCTAAAGCATTTCTTGGACAAGAACCCCAGGGAACATCCATTATTTTTACATCATATTTTTCAGAGTCAATAAAACATTTAGCTAAATCTCTACTGTGATTACCATAACCACTCCTTGATGTAACTGGTGCACATATTAACATAAATTTTTTCATTACACAACCTCCATTGTATATCTTTTTTTAGGACTCCATTTTTCAAAACATCTATCTATATTTTTTATAAATGAATCTGACATATGTTTTGAAGTCATTCTAGCATCATCACTCATAACCCATTGCCTTCCAACTTCTCCATATTCTTTTCTTTTTTCGTCTCCTAATTTATACCACGCTAATAGTGCTGTACCACCATCTTCATAACTACATCTGTCATCAAAGATATATGGTGTTTGTGGTGAACCTTGTAAACTTATGTTACTTGGAAACACGGGCATCACCCACTTACCATGTTGTCTATATGTTGCTCTATGATTAGATTTTAGTTCAACATAATCGTCAGCATTTAAATATCTAAAAGCACCACCTGCTGGGTCTACATCCATAAATCCACATTGATCTTGTAATCCACCAGTAACATTTACTACGATTGGTTTTCCCACTGTGAGTGCTTCCAGTGAACCTAATCCAAATCCCTCATTTGATGCAAGATTAATATAAACATCTATGGAATTATATAAATAGTTTATCTCTTCATCACTCATAGGACCACCAGCTGTATCATAAGTAAAAATAACAGGATATTCAGGTAACATTGCTTCACACACAGCTTTCATATCTGTCCCATTATCATCAATAGGTGCAGCGTGCCAAACAAATACACACTCTTTTCTTTGTTCAGGTGTAAGTTTATCCATCATATGTTTGTAAGCAAGAGCAACATCACCAGGTGACTTCCTACGAACATTTCTATTCAAATAAAGTATTTTAAATTTATATTTATCTAATCCATGTTTTTGTTCAAACTCTCTGAACTTCGTGTCACCCTTATCAACGATAAAAAACTTCTTAGATGAAACTCCATGAGGGACATATTGTATTTGCCAGTCTTCATAACCATATTTAGAAAGTATTCTTTTATTAATACCATAAGTTTGTTTTGAAATTGATAATAACATATCACAGCTTCTGTAATAATTTGAGTTATACAATGGGTCAGGTAAGTCATCCCAAATGTTATAATACATAATAGGTATGTCTTGTCTTATTTCGTGTTCCATTTGATACAACCAAATCCAAAATCTTGGGTCTGTAAAATGTATTATAGCGTCTGGTTTTTCTATTTGCATTATGTGTCTTAACATATCAGGTGAACCATAACCAGATGTTGGATATATTTTTAAATAAGCATCATCAATTCCAGTCTCTTCTCTGACGATTTTATTCATATCTATCAATTTACCTTCATCAGGATGTTTAATAGCTCCACCTATTTGAACCCATTCATATTTATGTAAAGTTCCCATTACAAACTCTTTTGATTGAGTTCCAATACCCGAATGCATTCTTAAATCATCAGATAAAAGCAGTATTTTGGGCTTGTCGTTGTTTTTATTAATTTTTTTCACTATGTAACCTTTCGTATCTAATTAAAAATTACTTCCACTAATTGTCAAATTACTGTTTGTTTCTATGTCTTCTCTAAATTGTTCATTGTTCAAATACATATCAATAGATCTGTTCGTAATTTTTTGAAGTGTCATTTTTGTATTTACCGTTTGTAGTTTAAAATTGTCATATAAACTTTTTAATATTTTAACGGATGTTAATTTGGCTTTATTCATAACCATTCTCCTAAGTATATATTGTATATATTCATATATAAATATATACAAATATAAAAAACTACGAAATTATTATATATTTTTTTTCAAATTTTTTAGCATAGTTTAAAGTAGAGAATGTTCCATCTGATTGAACTCCCTCTGGAATGAATGCAACTATGAAATCACTCGTTCCTGCTATAATCTTATTTCTCGCATGATAGTTTTTTATACTATATGGTTTTCCATATCTTGATTCAGGCATTGTACAATATAAATTATGTACATCGTGAAATGGTGGATACTCTTCATACATCAATCCCAATTCCAACGCATACTTTTTAGCATATTTATCAGCTCCTTGTTTAGCACCACCACTTACTATTATTGTATCTTCACCATATTGTTGTTTTATTTTAAAAATAAACTCTTTTATCTTTCTTTTATTTTCGTATCTTCTACTACCTACAATAGCTACTTTCATTTTCTACCTTATTATAAATGATTTTTCGTGACCTACAATTACTGATGTATCAACATATGATTTAAATCCTTGTTCTCTAGCTTTTAACTGAAAAACTATATCCTCACCTTTTTCTAATGTTAAATCAAATGGTTTTTTAATAGATTCAAATACACCATTTTTAACTAACATCCAACCCATACCATTTGCTTTTACCTCTTTGAGGTTTCGTGTTCCCTCATATTCAAATCTATTAAATCTTTTATCATCTAACCCAATACAAGCATATTCATCAGGAATATCATAAATACCAGGTGTCTTTTGAATCATATACAATCCAGAAACTATATCTTTTTCGTGTCCTAACAATTGTTTAAAATTTTGTGGTTCAAAAACAATATCAGAATCTATCCACATCATATAATCATAATCTATTTCTAATGCTCTGTTCAAACATTTTTGTCTTGCTTGATAAACAATGGGATGGTATAAATTAATCAACTCCCATTCTATTTCCATTGACTGTAATTCATTTATTAGGTTAGACCAAGACTTTAAGAAATGTCCTGAAAAGTTTCTACCTGGTACACAAAATATTACCTTCATCTTACCCCTTGATTACAATATTCTGTTTGATTAAATTCACAAAACCTACAAGCTTTTTTACTTGGTGTTGGAATTATATTTTCTGATATTCTCTCACCCTTATCATCAAATGCTAAATCTAAAAATGTATCTAATCTCTTAGCCACCTTATTCATACTCACAGTACCACTAGCAGGTGAGAACTTCTGAACTCTCTTCTGTGGAAACATTGCCTCTTCCCATAGTTTTCTTTTCACAATGAAGTATTCCACTTCTATCTTATCTATCGGGTGATTGTATTGTTTAGAATAAAATTGTTTATACAATAACAACTGTTGTGTTTTATTCTCATCTTTTTTCATCCATTTGTTCCAACCACGAGTAGATGTTTTAATATCATAAATTTTTATCGTATTGTGAAACTCATCCAACATTACTAAATCTAAATATCCAACCATCTTCACATTCTTTTTTAAATCCACTTCAATTGGAACTTCACAACCTATAAGTTTGTAACCCCTTTTACTAAAATAATCAGCTCTTCTCTTTTTTACAAAGTCAAGTATAGCTACACCATCATTAAAGAACTCTTTCATCTCTTCAAGTGTACAAGGATTTTTACCATAAGCTTCTTTGTCTATTTGAAACCTTTCATACATCTTGTCGTGTAGTCTTTGTTCAAGATTTAGTTTGTTAGCATTCTTGATACTATCGTGATACATAACCTCTAACCAAGTTTGTATAACTTCGTGCATCGCTGTTCCGAATAATAAATGAATACTTGGTTCTTGTAGAGCCAAGTCATCTATATACTTTAGTTTCCAATGAAGAGGACATTCTGAAAACATTGATAATTGTGAATATGATATTCTACTCATAAAACTTTTCCTCTGATTCTACTTCAATTTTTTGAATTTCAGGATAGAATTGATAAGCATCTTTTGGATATGGTTTAGGTTTATGTATTAATGTTTTCATAATTTTTTTCTTATCTTTCTTTCCACATAACAGATACAAGTATCTGTGTTTCTCTGGTTCTTCTTTTCTCCAAAATGTATGTCCGATTCTTTTCTTTAACTTTTCTAAATTATGTGAACCGAACTTTGTAGTCACATTTCGTGAATGCATCCAATCACCATCTTCTGTAAGTCGTATAGCATAATTAGGCATTAACCTAATACTATTACCTTGATATATCCAATTGGTTGCTTGATAGATGATTCCTAAATGTCCTTGTTCTGGATCTGAATAGGATACTAAAACTTTTATTTCTGAAGCATTCTCTTGTAACCATTTGAATGTTTTGGATAGAACAACACTTTCTGTATTCTTTCCATAATCATCGAATATAAATAGTCGTGTCAACTCCAAAACCTCTTCTTCTTTTAATTCAGGTGAAATAGATTTGGGAGCACTTCTACCAACAGGATAACCATAGATAGCAACACCAGCTAACTTTTCATCTTTCTCATCGAAGAATGTGTGTTCGTTATCTGTTTCATAAAAGATACCTAAAGCATATCTACAACTTGTCCATTTATGACTGTAATGATTTTTAACAATCATATCTTTAGCTATCTTCTTTGATATTTCTCTTATGGTTATTTTATTTGGATTCACCGACATAGAAATGACTATCCAATACTTGTAAGTTCTCTTCAGCCTGTGCTAGACTTTCAGTCCATTTTTTTACTTCGGCTAGTAAGTCTGTGTGTTCTCCGATACCAACAGCATCATTGAATAGTATATCTAAGTGAGCTAATGCTTCTGTCTTTTGTGCTTGATAAGAATCTATAGCTGCCATTAATAATTTGTTTTTCATTTATTTTCCCCATTTCCCATTCTTTACTATTGTTGCCATAATACCATAATTAGATACATCTAAGAATGAATCTTCTAATGGTTCATTATTTACTTTTTGGTCTGTCATTAATAAGTTTTTGATTCTTTGAATCTTATCATTCATTCTAAACCATAATCCAGTCAATGATAATTTTACATCAGCTTCTGTTGCTAAATCAGTTCCAACTGATATATTACTTGGACCATAATCCATTTGTTTTTCACAAAATACTTCGTATTGTAATTTCTGTAATCGTTTGAACTCATCTGTTGTTTTAGGATATTGTTGTTCTATGAGTTGAACTGCTGTATTATTAGTTCCATAAATATCTTTATTTGTTAAATCTCGTTCTTTTATATTGCTCATTTACATAACCTCTTTATTGTTTTTTTATCTTTCCCATACTTTTCTAAAATTTCTTTTATTTCATCTTTACTAATTAATCCAATATATTCTTGTGTCTGTAATTTACTACATTCAAAATGATTTGTGAGTATATCGAGAAGCTCTTTATCATATTTCTTATCTTTCTTACCCTTAATATATTTATTGAATCTTTTACCCTTTGGAAGAATATCACAATACCATTTATAAACCTCTCGTGGTTCTAATGTTCCAATTGCATATTTCTGAAAGTAATTTACAATCTCAATAAACTCTTTATCCATTGACAACCAACGATTGATTATGAATGGGCTGAATTTCTTCTGTTCATCTTCAGAAAATTCATTCCAATGTTTTTTGTGAACCAACAACTGGTTCATCCAATCTATAATTGTCACCCTTTTTTCCCTCCAAAACCCCAAGAACCATCTTTAGAAGCTGGTTTAGCATTTGGTTTAAATATTCTTTTCATTTGTTCATCATCACCTTGAATATTTGGGTCATAACAACATTTAGGACATAACTGAAATTCCGAATCTCCCATATTTTTTAGAAAATCTTTTTCTAATCCACAAGTGTTACATTTGTAAGTGTAGAAAGGCATTACTCAAGTCCACCTACATCTGAAAACTCTTTGTTCACATGTCCACATTTTTCACAAGCGAATACTTGCATTGGAATTATAGTTTCTTGCCCACTCGGTGATGCTAAAGCTGACATCTTTCTCAATAAAAGTGTTTGTTTAAATGTGTGGTTTCCACACTCATCACATTTCATTTCTGATGTTTTACTAAAGTCAATTGTTTCTTGCATTTGACCATCTTTTCCTGGTATCATCATTTTATTCTTCTCCGTGCATTTTTATTTCTGTTATTGTGACATCTTTAGCTTTCCATTTAGTTTTAGATAAAATATCTTCATCCTCATATGGTGGATTATATAATGTCACATAAGTTATTGGTTTTTCATAATCATCATGTTCTACTTTAAATTTCTTCATTTTAGTATCCTCATTATTCTTATTATCAACGACATAAAGTTAATCTCTTTGTCAACTACATTTACATCTTGGAATTGAGCTTCCGCAATATTCATAATACACTCAGCTTGTTTTCCATTACCATAATTATCCACTTCATCATATAATAATCTATATATTTCTGAATAATCGCTTATGGAATTGTCAGCAATCAATTTTCTTATATCATTAAGTTTAGCATTACTTGATAACATTTCTAACAATTGTAGTTTATAATTATTTTGTATTACAGAACTTTGGTCTATTTGTAACTCACCACCTAAACCATCTTCATAGACAGGAACAACTTGTCTTTGAGCTGAATTGATAACTCTACGAATATCAGGATAACCCGCATTGACAATTAGAGCTATATCATCAAGTTTGTAACCAACTTTTTCTTGATTCAAAATGTTAACCATTTGTTCAGCTACCTCTTTCTTTGAAGGTGGTACAACTTTATATGATTGACATCTTGATTGAATTGGATCTATTATTCTTTCTACATAATTACAAGTAAGAATGAATCGACAATGTTTTGAAAAGGTTTCCATTAGGTTTCTCAATGCAGCCTGTGCATTTGGTGTAAGATAATCACACTCGTCAAGTATAATTACTTTCAAGGATTTGA